TAATAAAAAACAAGAGAGAGCTTAAGAAACTTATTGCTTGTTGTAAAGCTACAGGTTATGCTTGCTGTGACTACGAATCGAATGCAAAACCCATATATAATAGGGATTTTAAGCCAACTATACTCTCAGTATCCTGGATGCCAGGATTTGGTGCTTCCATTCCTTTAGACCATTTCGAAACAAAAGATTATACTTCACCAGGTTGGAATTGGAAAAAGATGCTAAGGAAATTTGGGGAAGAGGTAATTGAGAATTACGACATTGTAAAGGTTGCATGGAACTGGAAGTTCGATGACCAGATAAATCAAAAATATCAAATATTCTATAGAGGTACTTGTTTAGATGGTATGCTTGCTAAATATTTACTAAATGAGGAAAAACCAAATGATCTAAAATCAATGGTAAGAAGGTATTTGCCTGAGTATGGTAATTATGAAAAGCAAGATGCCTTCGATAAGATACCTTGGGATCAAAAAGGATTAGACCCACTTTGCCATTATGGATGTCAAGATGCAGATTATACTCTTAGATTAATGATATTCTTTGAGAAGAAGTTAATTGATTTGGGTTTATACAGTACTTTTAGAAATCTAATAATGTCTGCATCAAGGGTACTCACTTCAGTAGAGAAGAATGGTTTATATCTAGATAGAGAGTTCAATAATCAACTACTGGAAACATATAAACCAAAAATAGATGCTGCTAGACAAGCTATATATGATTTGCCAAGAGTAAAGAAATTCGAAAAGAAGTACAACCAAGAAAAGATTGATAAGTATATTCAATCTATCGAATCAGAACTTGAGGAGCTAGATTATAATGATCCAAAAGACAAACGAAAGATTGCATCAAGGGAACAGAAAATCTCAAATATCAAGGCTGGTATATTCACAACTAAAAAGGAACAAGAACTTATAAGACCCCTTAATTTGGGTAGTCCCGTTGATTTACCTGCATTGATGTATTCAGAAGAGGGTTTTCATTTTGAGGTAATTAAGAATAATGAATCCGGTAAACCAAGTACAGATGAAGAGACTCTTACTAATCTAAGGTTAACCGTTAAAAAACCAGATTCACCTAAGGCAATTTTCCTTGATAGGCTTCTTGAATTACGGGGTTTAGAGAAGATGTATAAAACCTATATAGAGGGTTGGAATGAAAAAGTTCAAGATGATGATAGGTTACATGGAAGATTTCTTATTCATGGGACAACAAGTGGAAGATTGTCTTGTATAAGTGGAGATTCTTTAGTTCTAACAAATTATGGTGAGATACCTATTAGGGAGTTAGAATATTTCTCTGATGAGGATGATATAAAAGTAATGACTCAAGAAGGTTGGAAACCTTTAGTAGATTTTATTTACAAGGGGGAACAAGAGATGTATGAAGTTACTTTAGAAGATGGAACTTCTATTAGATGTACATTAGATCATAAATTTATAACTAATCAAGGGACTAAAAGTTTAAGGTCAATCTACAACAGTTCCCGAAAAACTATATCTAATAAAATTAAATTATTAAGATATGTCGAAGAACAAGAATAATCGACCTAAAGAAATAAGGTCTCTAAAAGGTCCGAGTAGGAAACTAGAACTTATAGTAGAAGATGGTAAGAGGTATATAAAGAAACACGACTTGCAGCATTATTTCTTTGATCAGAAGTGGAAGATAAAAGATTTCCAATATCATTTTGGACTTGGCCATAGGATAGTAAGAGGATCCCTATACAAATGGTTTTCTAAAGAAGAGATAGATAAGTCTCACAGGGAGAAAATTGCTGAAAGACAAAAGGGAGAGAATAATTCTAATAGGATTAATTGGTATAGACCTTCTAAGGTAATTCCTTTAGAGTTGTTAGAAAAAACCATACAAGGTTCTCTTACTAAAAGGGAAGTGAAAGAGAAATTAAATCTAACTTCTTATGAACTTTCTAGTATACAGCAATATTATAATTTCAGGCTTCCCAATAAAAATAGGTTGATAGATGATTTTTGTTCTAATCACTTAACTAAGAAAGAAATCTTTCTCTTATCAAAATTCTTATGTATACAGGAATTAGAGAAAGATTTCTTGAGTGGAGACCCTAAGAGAATCATGGGAGTAGTAAGAAAATTACATTACCTACAGTATGATCTAAGGATTATTATTAGAAAACTTAAGAAGTATTATAGGGAAGAAGATTATAATTTACCAACTAACATAATAGAGTACAGGTTTTATAAAGAGCTTATAAAAATGAGGTATAAAGTGATACCTCAATTCTTTTTTAAGGATCTTAATATACATGTAGATTTCTTATTAGATGATTCTATAATTCTGGAGTTAGACGGGAAAATGCATGTACGAGAATTAGATTTAGAAAGAGATAAAGCACTTAACTCACTCGGTTATCAAGTAATTCGTATAGACTTAGAAAAAGAAAATCTAAGTAGGTTCATGAAAAATAGTGATATAAGAAAATGTTTAAAGAAGTATCTATTAAATCAATAATTCCAGTTGGATTACAGGGAGTATACGACTTATCAGTAGATGAGTGCCATCAATTTGTGGCAAATGGTATATTGCATCATAATTCTGCAGAACCAAATGCTCAACAAATACCTAAGACTTCAGTAGACCCAAATATAAAGAAGCAATTAGTTGCTCCAAAAGGAACTCTATATATTGCTAGTGACTTTAGTCAAGCAGAGTTAAGAATCATGGCCCACTTATCTGGAGATGAAACTTATCTGAATGCTTTTAACTCTGGTCAGGACCCTCACTTGGCAATTGCTGCTACCAAATATCATGTTCCTTATGATGAAGCTTTAAAAATATATGAAGATGAAAATCATCCAGAACATAAGATATGGAAGGTAAGGAGAAAGCAAGCTAAACAAATTGCATTTGGACTTATTTATGGTATTGGTGCTAAACTTCTAGCAGTAAAATTATCAGACCCAAAATCTGGTATTATAGTTACACCAGAAGAAGCCCAAAAGGAAATGGATATATTCTTTGGTCAACATCCTAAGCTAAAAACCTTCTTAAAGAAACAAGAGAAATTCCTTAGAAAGAATGGCTACTTAGTTTCTTTATTTGGTAGAAAACGAAGATTACCCCAAATTTATTCTTCAGATAGGGGAGAAGAAGCTTATGCTTTACGACTAGCATTAAATTTTCCTTGCTTATTACCATCATCTCAGGCTCTTAGTAAAACTAAGGGATGGGTAAATTATGAAGATTTAAAAGTTGGTGATGAGATATTGGCATTTAATCGGGACATAGGAGAATCAGAATGGCAAAAGGTTGAAAG